CTTTAGTGGCCCTAACCCGATAACATACGAACAAATAAAAGCATGGAAAGAACTAACTGACACGCCTATGACAGCTTGGGAAGTAGAAGCGGTTAAGAGGCTTGACGGAGTTTATATGAGGGTAAACAATGGCTGATGATGTAATCTCAATTAAGGTGATAGCCGAATCATCATCTGTAGATAAGACCAATAAGAGTGTAGACAATCTTGCATCTACTCTGTTAAAGACAGAAAAAGAAGCCCTAAAGATAAGAAAGGCTTTTAAGCTACTAGATTCCGCTGTTAACTCTGGTAAGATAAACCATCAAAAGTACTCTAAAATGGTTAACGAACTAAATGTTCAAGAGACTATATTGTACAAAAACCTTGGTAAGACAACTAATGCCGTAGGTCAACAAAGTGCATCTATGAGTAATGCCGCACAAAACGCTAAGAAGTTTGCAGACGCACAAAGGCTTGCAGGAAAGAGTACTAACAAGTTTGGTATGTATGCCCAACAAGTAGGTTATCAGGTTGGTGACTTCTTTGTACAGGTGCAGTCAGGTACTAGCGCACTTGTAGCTTTTGGTCAACAGGGTACACAACTTGCTGGTCTACTTCCGGGAGTTGCTGGTGCTGTTATCGGTATTGGTCTATCGTTAGGGACCATGCTTCTTAAGACGTTCCTAGACACCAAAGACGCAGGTAAACAGCTTGAAGAAAGCATAAAAGGTGTTGAAAACGCACTCTCTAACTTAAGTAATGTATCTTCTATGTTGCGAGATACACTAGGCGCACCCTTTAGTGAGGCTAACACTCAACTAAAAGAGTACTTGGAGCTGCTTGAAAAATCTTCTGCTGCAAAAGTGCAAGATGCAATAGCTTTGGCTTTTGGTGCAAAGGGTGAATCAACTGGTATTTTAAACGAATTAAAAGTGTTAGCTGATGACATGACTAACATACCCTTTTACCAAATGGAGTGGTTAAGAGATTTAGTAGGGGTACAATATGGCCCAACTAACGAAGAAATTGCTAATGCAGAAGACATACTAAGGGTTAGGGAAGAGATTGCAGAAATACTACGTGGTACGGCTGCACAACCTCGTATTATAGAAGGGGTAGAAGGCCTTAGAGAACTAGGCGATGATTTACTTGCGTACTCTAAGCAGTTTAATGGGGCGTTAGGGGAAAGAATTAGAACCCTAATGTTTGAAGCGGGTCTGACACAGTTAATGGTTGACGCTGAAAAAGCTAAGGGTGATGCTGCTGATGCTACTACTAAAAAACAACTAGCCCTTATAGATGATTTGCTTAATGCGGCTGAAAAAGCCGCTGCTGAAGCTAAAAGAGCCACTGAGCAGCAAGCGAGAGAAGAGATCAAAGTTTTTGAGGCTGTAAATACTCAACGATCTAATGCTAACATGGCCCTAGAAAAAGCAAATATAGCCCAACTAAAACAAGTCGGTGATTTAATTAATGCTAGGGATAGGGAAAAGCAACTAGTAATGACAATCGCAGCAGCACAAGTTGAAGCTGTTGGTGGAACGGCTGCTCAACAAATTGAAGCGGCTAAATTAGCTGAAGAAATTCTTAAAATCAAGCACGATATGGAAGATGCAGCATTGGCGGCTAAGATTTTTGAAGAAGCTATTAAAAATGCAAGTGGCTCTGGAAGAGGTGTAGACCCACGCAAGTTTATGGAGGAAAGCCCTATAGGTTGGCTTACCCCAGAGGTGTTAAAAAAATACAAAGAGTTCATGGCTGAACAAAATAAGGGAAAAGGCAAAGAACCAAAAACTATGGAAGGCCCAATCAAGGCTCTGGAAAGACAGATAGAGTTAAGTAAGGCTTTGTTTGGATTGGAGGGTGAAGAACGTAGGCGTAAAGAAGTCTTTATGCAACTTGAGTTCCAGAATAGAGACCTCTTGAAGCAGTATCAGGAAGACCCAGAAAGACTTCAAGCTATAGCAGATGAAGTAGCTGCACAAGAAAAACTAACTAAGGTATTTGAGGAACAGAGACAAGCACAGAAAGACTTGGCAGATAGTATTGCGACTAGCATGGGTGATGCACTTACATCTATAGTAGATGGTACTAAGAGTGTATCTGATGCCTTTAAGGATATGGCTAGGGCTATCATTGCTGAGTTATATCAAATCTATGTCGTTAAACAGATCACAGGTATGATTAGTTCTGCTATAAATCCTTATCTACCTCAAGTGCCTAATGCTAATGGTAATGCTTTCTCTGGTGGTAACATAGTACCTTATGCTGATGGTGGTGTCGTAAGTGCTCCTACTATGTTCCCTATGAATGATGGTCGCACAGGTCTTATGGGAGAAGCTGGCCCAGAAGCTATCATGCCTTTGAAAAGGGGTAAAGATGGTAAGCTAGGTGTACAGGCAGAAGGTGGTGCTGGTGACGTTATTATTCATCAGAACTTTAACTTCCAAGCTAACGGTGATGAGAGTGTTAAGAAGATCATAGCACAACAAGCCCCAGCTATCGCTAACATGACTAGGAAGCAAATACTAGATGATCGTCGTAGAGGTGGTCAGATGAAACAGGCATTTGGGTAAGGAAATATTATGACCGGCTTACTAAAGACTGCACCAACTGACATAGGCTTTGCACAAATAACTCTTAGTGCTATGAACGCTGTTGCCACCTCTGAGTCTCCCTTTACTTATAAACAACAGGTAGTACAACACACAGGCCAAGCATGGAAAGCCTCGGTCACTATTCCACCTGTACGTAGGGACTTAGGTGAACCTTGGGTAGCTTTCTTGTTGTCGTTACAAGGTCCAGTTAATAATTTTCTCTTAGGTGATCCTAACTGTGCAGCCCCAAGGGGTACAGCAGTAAATGGTGACATAGTAGCAACTGGTACTGCTGGTGCATCATCTGTTACTTTAACTCTTAGTAATGGTGGTACACTTAAAGCTGGTGACTACATACAACTAGGGTCTCTAGCTACATCTAAACTGCACAAGGTCTTAGCAGACATTTCTGCTACGGGGGTAGTGGATATATGGCCTAACCTCAAGGATACTTATTCAGGCGCTGACCCTACTAGTGCCGTAATTGTAGAGGGTGCCAAGGGTGTCTTCAGACTAACAAATAATGTGCAAGAGTGGCAGATAGGTAACTCTAGTACCTATGGTATCTCCTTTGAGGCTGTAGAGGTAATTACATAATGACTAGGACTATTCCCTCGGTAGTACTTAATGCCCTAGACGAGGATGTAATCTCTCCCTTCTTTGCTGTAGAACTTTTGTTTGATAGTCCTAATGAGATACACTTGTGGACAGGTGTAGGAGACCTAGATTATGACGGAAAGATTTGGGTTGGAACAGGAAACCTTCTAGCTATCTCCGCTATAGAAGAGGGATCAGATTTAGCTGTTAAGGGTGCTACACTAACTTTTAGTGGTATAACGACAGAGATACTTTCTTTAGCCCTTGCAGAGCCTTATCAGGGGCGTGTGTGTAATATCTACCTTGGTGTAACCTCTGATGAAACTGCGCTAACACAGTTATTCTCTGGTTACATGGATCAGATGAATATATCTGAAAGTGCAGATGAAGCCGCTATTGAGTTAACTGTAGAGAATAGGCTAATAGACTTAGAGAGACCACGTATTGCTAGGTACACTTCTGCTTACCAGAAGTCAGTATATCCCGGAGACCTTGGCTTAGACTTTGTTGAAGACTTACAAGATAAAGAAATAGTCTGGGGCAGGTCTGTTGGTTAGTTTTCAGCAAGAGTTTCTGTGCCAAGTTAAGGATGAGTGTATCCCCTTGATAGAAAGACACTGGGAAGAGATAGCCATTAACAAAGATCGCATTAAGCTAAACCCAGATTGGGACGCTTATGACTTACTAGAAGACTCAGGTAGGCTTACTATATTTACCGCCAGAAGTTCTGAAAAGCTAGTTGGTTATCTTGTAGTCTTGTTGGGCAATAACATACACTATAAAGACCATGTGTTTGCCTCTAATGACATAATCTATCTTCATCCAGATTACCGTAAAGGTATGACAGGTGTTAAGTTGATAAAGTTTGCAGAAAAGTGTCTAAAGAAAGATGGGGTATCAGTTATGGTTATGAATACTAAGGTACACAGCCCGTTTGACATAATACTTGAGAGGCTAGGCTTTACGCCTATAGAAAGACTTTACTCTAAGTACATAGGGGGTAACTCTTAATGGCTGTTGTAGGTGCTGCTTATGCTGTAGGGGGTTTTACAGCCGCCGCTGGTGTTGTAATTCAGTCGGCAGTATTTCGTTATGTAGTTATGTCTGTTGTTACAAGCATAATTATGAGGTCTCTGGCTCCGACCCCTACTGCACCTACATTTGGTGGGGGCAATAAGAAAAACAGAGGTTATAACGTAACACAGACAGGTGCTGCATTAGACCATCAAGTTATCTATGGTAAGATGAAAGTCGGTGGTGTTAGAGTATTTGATGGTACTACAGGTACAGACAACGTACAACTACATAGAGTATTAGCCTTTGCTGGACATGAGATAGAGTCTTTTGAAGAGATATACATTAACGATGAAGTGGCAACTATAAACAGTAGTGGTAATGTTACCTCTCCTAGTCGTTACAGTGGCCTAGTCACAATCAAGGAACACTTAGGTACATCTACCCAAGCTGCCGATAGTAGTCTAGTTAGTGCTGTGTCTGGTTGGACAGGGAACCATAGACTTCGTGGTATTGCTTACCTGTATGTTAAGTTGACCTATGACACAGATGCCTTCCCTAATGGCGTACCTGAGATTAGTGCTGTCATTAAAGGTAAGAAGGTATATGATCCTAGAACCTCTACTACCGCTTGGTCTGATAATCCTGCCCTGTGCATAAGAGACTATCTTGCGAGTACTGGTTATGGTTTGGGAGAAGCCTCTGCCAACATAGATGACACAACTTTTACTGCTGCTGCTAATATCTGTGACCAGACTAATACAGATGCTGGTACAACACGTTACACAATGAACGGTGCTTTCACTACGGGGTCTACACCTGTAGACTTCTTGCAAGATGCCATAACTTCTATGGGTGCTACCCTGTGGTATAACCAAGGTGCATGGAAGGTTAAAGCTGCTGCGTGGACTGCTGCTTCAGTTAACTTTGATGAGAACGATCTTAGGTCAGGCATAAGCCTAGCCACTAGGAACTCTCGTAGGGACAACTTCAACAATGTTAATGGTACGTTTAGGGGTGACGAAAGTAATTGGCAAGTAACAGACTTCCCACCTGTAACTAATGCTGACTTTGTTACTGCTGATGGTGGTCAAGAATCTTCACTAGACCTAGACCTTACTTTTACTGACAACTCTATAGAGGCTAGAAGAATAGCTAGGGTAGTTCTAGAAAGGAATAGGCAGCAGCTTACCATTGAGGCGTCCTTTGGTCTTAGGGCTTTCCAAGTACAGACAGGTGACAACATAACCCTAACTAACACTAGACTTGGTTGGACTAACAAAGAGTTTGAGGTTATGTCTTGGAACTTTGCCTCTGTGGACGAGTACGACTTACAAGTAAACATGGTGCTTAGGGAGATTTCATCTAGTGTCTTTGATGAAGTTGACGATGGTATAGTCTACGAAAGAGATAATACTACTTTGTTGTCAGCCTTTGAAGTTCCTACTTTAGCCTTTACTACTTCTAACCTGAGTACTGAAGTAAGAAGAGTCAGGGGTAAAACTCTGGGCGTCTTATACATTGATGTTGTCAACACAAGTTCCATAGCAGATAAGGTAGAGGTACAGTATAAAAAGCCAAGCGAGACTGACTTCACAAACTTAGCTACCCTTGGTGCATTTGTGGGTACAGAAAGGGTTGAGGTTGTTGGTGTAGAAGAGGGACTACATGATATAAGAGTACAAGCTATTAACTCTCTTGGTATTCATGGAGACTTTACTACTGTATCTAACTACGATGTCATAACCCTAAGTGCGCCTCCAGCAGATGTAACTAACTTTACTGGTAACATGGTTACTGGAGGCTTTGAACTTAGTTGGACACCTGTGTCTGACCTAGACTTAGCCCACTATGTAATTAAGTACTCTAAGGTACTGTCAGGGGCATCCTACGCTTCTGCTACAACTGTTCGGGAGTCTGTACCCGCAAGTGATAGTTCCGTTATTTTTACAGAGTATAAACCGGGAACTTACTTTATTAAAGCTGTAGATGATGCCAGCAGCGGGTCTAATGAATCAGTAAACGCAGCTAAACTTATTGAAAACATAGAAGCTGTGAGGAACACTGAGATATTTACCTCGGTTACTGAAAGTCCAAACTTCAATGGAGTAAAGGTTAATGTAGAGAACAGTTCATTAGGTCTTAGTCTTGCTAAGTTACCTACGTTTGATACTGCACCAGAGGCTACGTTTGATGCAAGGGGCGCTGACACAACCCCTGTAGGCGTATTTGATGACTTTGATAGCTTTGCAAGCACAGGCTTCTACTACTTTGAAAACTATGTTGACTTAGGCTCTAAGTTTCAGAACATAGTTTCTTATGCAGAGGAAAAGTCAAGGTTTGATAAGACACAACTCTTTGACTCCGAGGGTGGACTGTTTGATGCTCAGACAACCTCTTTGTTTGATGACGCTGGTCCTTCTATTAATGACGTTAGCACGGAGTTTCAGACAAGACATACAGATGATGACCCTGCTGGCACACCTACTTGGTCTGATTGGGTAGCGGTAAATGCTCAGTCCGGCAACGAAATAATAGCGAGAGCCTTTGAGTTCAGATTAAAGTTAGACTCTAGTAATACTAACGCATCTCCGCTTGTGTCAGCCTTGTCTGCCACCATAGACATGCCAGAGTACTTAGTGTCCGGTAAAGACATAACTTTTACGGGTACAACTAACATAGTATATAATATACTTGGAGTGGCTCACCCTTTCAATGCACCACCTGCTATCGGGTTGTCCATAGCTAATTTAGCTGAGACAGACAGATACACTATCACAAACAAAACTAGGTCAGGGTTTACTATAAACACCTTTACTGGTGGCTCTGCTAGTACCAACAGCGTAACAATAGACTATGTAGCTAATGGCTACGGGAAGGAGTTCACCTAATGGCTCAATTTGACTTTACAACAGCCGATGGGCCGATAGTAGGAACTAAGAGTTTCCCTAATACTAGGGCCGATATTAACTCTGCACTACTAGCCCTAGTCTCTAATTCCTCTGGTGATGCAGAGCCTACAGGAACCCAAGCCAATCAGTTCTGGTATGAGACTGACACTAACACCCTTAAGATCAGGAATGAAGCTAATGATGGTTGGATAAATGTCCTTACACTAGATGAAAGTATGACTGCCTCCGCATCAGAACTTAACTTGCTTGATGACTTAACTAGGGGTTCGATCCTGTATGGGGATGCAAGCGGTGAAACCGCACGATTGGCTAAGGGCGCAGCCAATACAGTCTTAACATCTGATGGCACGGACATAAGTTGGGCTGCTGCGGCTGGTGGCGGTGGCTCTATGGAATTTATCGCCTCTTCAGGTGCTATATCTAATGCAGCAGATGTACAGTTCAGGGCGCAAGATGGTCACTTTGATTCTACTAAGTATGACCATTATGAGTTTTGGTTTCAGCATGTAATTCCTGAATTGGATGCTAAAACATTAAAGGCGCAAACAAGTACTAATGACGGCGGTGCTTATGCTAGTACAGATGGTGATTATCACAGTAATTCAACTACTGATAGGGACAGTTTGCCAGTTACACATGCTGATGTTGGCAGTGACACTAATGAGTTTGGGGTAAGTGGCAAATTTTATTTATTTTCGCCTCACACAACTTCTGCTTATACATATTCAAAGACCACTACTGTTTTTATGGGAGCAGCCAGCGGTGCAATTCAAGGCGGTGAAACAAATAGTCCACATCAAGGTGTTGGTGTCAGACTAGCTGCAGAAGATGTAGATGCAATTAAGTTTTCCTTCTCTAGTGGCAACATTGAGTCAGGTGAAATCGTAATGTATGGAATAAAAAAATCATAGGGGGCTAACATGCCACGATACCATAACATAAACGGGCAATCTGTGCAGTTCACTGCTGATGAAGAAGCCGCCCGTGATGCAGAAGAGCAAGCATGGGCTGATGGAGCGGACACTCGTGCTGCTGTAGCTGTTCGTGAAGAACGGGACGCACTACTAGCTG